AATTTTGTAAATTCTCATCAATTTTATTCATGGGAATATTTATTATATTATTTTGAAATAATATTATTTTCTCTGTATACATCACAGCAATCTTTGATTGCCGGTGCTTGTTTACAGATATTATTGAACCATATTTTATATGATTCTCTGTTATTTTGTTACATAGTTCCACAGGACCTATAACAATATGATCGTCTCCACCTATGTGGTAGACGCAGCGCCCGTCAGAAGGATTCCAGCGGGAATTATAGAACTCTCTTATAGAAAGTTCTATTATTACTAGATTGTATACTGTCAGTATACATTTGGTGAGTGGTTCTCCCATGAGGGAGCCCCGTTTTAAGATGAATTCTTCATCTTTCATAAATACCTTTCTCCAAGAGATAAGGTCTGTTACCCAACAATGTTGAGTAAGTCCGGTTCCTTCTAGGAACCCGTTTATCAGTATTTTTGATATTGGTATTACACTTGAATCAGTAGCTGATTCAAGGTCAGAAGATAAACAAGTATCGCCTTCGACGATAGTTGGATATTTATATTTACATAGGACTCTTAAAGATTCCCATGCTTGGTCTGTTTTAATCAAAGATGAATAAACAGAAGGGTGCCATCGAAGCTTAGCTTTGATTGCATGTGCAGCAGGTTCCATTAAAATGGGTACCCACCATAACCCGATTGTTACAATACGGGATTTTCCTCCTGGTTCTGAAATCACGGAGGTTCGCACCGGAATTAAATTCTGATGTTCCTTATAGGCCTCAAAAGCAGCTATGAATAGCCGGAGACCTGTATATTCGTCTGCCCCCCAACGAGCAGCGAAGCTGTCAATGATATTAAAATCATTGATTTCTAAAAATCGAACTCCTTCAGGAGGTTCGACTTTTCCAATGGATGACCATCTTGGTTGTCCAGCAAAATATGGAATTTTTCCATAAGGATAGTCCCTGAGTTCAAATTGTTCAGGGATTTCTTCAAGGAATTTGCGGGCTGCAACTAAAGTTGCAGTCGCTCTACCACCTTCGGTGATAGGGAAATCAAATTCCCCAGAAGCATTTAGGGAGATGTGTTCCACATCCTCCTTTTTCTTTTCCAAGGAAGAACACAGTTTTCCCATTTGGAATGAAACTTTCTCTAAATGTTTTAGAGAAGGTAATGAGAAGCTACTTGTAGTAACTTCTTTGAATTTCTGTTCAGCAGTTTCTGCTGACTTTTTTCCTCCTAC